GAAAGATTAAATCTTGCTGCTACTGCTGAACCATACATTGGTAAGTATTATTCTAAGGATTATGTAAGAAGAAAGATTCTTCGTCAAACTGACACTGAGATTATGGAGCAAGATCAAATCATTGATGCAGAAATAAAGGCAGGAATCATTCCTGATCCTAATGCACCAGTTGATCCTGCAACTGGTCAACCAGTAGCCACAACTGGTGCTATTGATCAACCACCAAATATGCCCTCATCACCCAAATCACCAGAAGCATCTGGAGATGAAATTGAAACACCATCTGGTGGTGAGATATAAATACTTTTTAGTAACCAAGTAAACACTTTTTAGAACATGGAAGAATTAATTGATTTGCTAGTCAAAGATGAATCACCATCACAAATTAGTGATGCTATTAAGGATATGCTTTTTTCTAAATCAGCAGAGAGAATTGAGGCATCTAGACCAGATATAGCAGCATCATTGTTTGGTGATTCTGAAGAGGAGTATGATGAAGAGGAGGTTGAAACAGAATCAGAGGTAGAAGAAGAGGAATAATTACTAAATAAGTAATATAGACAATGTCAATCAGGAATAATGAGCGCCCTTAATCCAGTTGGAGTTAATACTATACTAAATGGTCCTGGCGTTGGTAGAACGTCATCACCAATTCCACATCAAAGTGACACCATTAGAGTAGTTGCTAAAACTGATGGAGTTCATATTGCTTTTGGAGCAAATCCTGCAGCCACTGATTTGAATTTTTATGTGGGAACAACAGGAGCAGAGGAAATATCTATTGGACGTCCATCCTCACAAAGAGTTGTTGGAGTGACCACTGGCACAGCTACAATCATTGATTTCCCTGAAGGAACAGGATCACCATTTGGTGTTGGTGATGCAGTAACTTTAACTGCACCTGGTCAGACAAACTTCAATTTCACACATAAACTTGTCACTGCAATTGATAGTTCTTCTGGACCATCAGGTTATTTCAGTGAAAGAATCACAATTGATCATGATTCAGCATCTGTGACTGACACTTTTGATTCAAGCTTACATGCAGAATTAAGAGGATCACTCAAATTCCATGTGTCTGGTTTAGGCACAGCATATGTCCAACAAGTTCAAGTTTCCTGAGGTACTATGAAACTAATCAGAGAAGAAATAGAATCAGTTGATTTTCTTGTAGAAGAAAGAAATGGCAAGAAATCAATGTATATTGAGGGTGTTTTCCTGCAAGGAGACATTAAAAATCGTAATGGTAGAATGTATCCAATGGAGACTCTGAGAAAAGAGGTCCAAAGATACACTGAAAATCATGTAAATTCAGGAAGAGCACTTGGTGAACTGGGACATCCAGATGGACCAACTGTAAATCTTGACAGAGTATCACATAAAATTGTTTCATTAAGAGAAAATGGAAGCAATTTTATTGGTAAAGCCAAAATTCTTGGCACACCAATGGGTAAGATTGCACAAAATCTTATTGATGAAGGTGTCAAACTGGGTGTTTCATCCAGAGGTATTGGTTCACTAAAACCTACAAGAGAGGGAATTAATGTTGTAGGTGATGATTTTATGCTGGCAACAGCAGCTGACATTGTTGCTGATCCTTCAGCACCTGATGCGTTTGTTGAAGGAATCATGGAAGGAAAGGATTGGGTATGGGATGGTGGTGTGCTTCGTGAGAAGTATGCTGCTAAAACATACAAAGAGATTAACACACTTGTCACTCAACAACAACTTGATGAGAAGAAGTTAGATCTCTTCAATAAGTTCCTGAATAACCTTTAAGGTTATCAAATTACTAAATAAATATAGATTAAATAAGGTAATCGGAGAGTTCAAATGTCTCGTGGAGATTTACAAGAAATGGAGGCAAGCACAAAGCAATCCAAGACTGCTGTGAATGCCAATGCGAAACCTGCTGATCCTATGCCCACTATGGCTGATCCAGGAACACAACTGGGTTCTGTAGAGGACCTGGGTGGACCAACACCTTATAACTACAGACCTGATGATGACTCTGCTAAGCTCAAAGAGCCTAAGCTTGCCACTGTCAAGGATGTAGTTACCAAAGGTGCTAAGCCTGCTGATCCTATGCCTAAAGGTATGAAGGAAGATGAGGAAGTAGATACTGAAGCAACCATTGAAGAGGACCAAGAGGTCACTGATGAGGTTGTTGATGAGGAGACAGTTGAAGAGTATGATATTGAAGAGGATGTAGATGCCCTCTTTGGTGGTGAAGAACTCTCTGAAGAATTCAAAGAGAAAGCAAGAACAATCTTTGAAGCTGCTCTTGGAGCAAAAGTCAAAGAAATCCAAGAGGCTCTTGAGGATCAGTATGCTGCCAGAATTACTGAAGCAACTGAGGAACTGAAAGGTTCACTCCAAGAGAGAGTAGATTCCTATCTTGAGTATGTTGCTCAAGAATGGATGGTAGAGAATGAGCTTGCTGTAGAGCAAGGACTCAAAACTGAAATGACTGAATCATTCCTTTCAGGAATGAAGGGTCTTTTTGAAGAACATTATGTAACAATCCCTGAAGATAAGTATGATGTCCTCGAAAGTATGGTAGACAAACTTGATGAAATGGAAACCAAGCTCAACGAGCAGATCGATAAGAATATCACCCTGAACAAAAGACTTGCTGAGTCTTCTGCTCAAGGAATCTTAGATCAAGTTTCTGATGGTCTTGCAGACACTCAGAAAGAGAAGCTCGCTTCACTTGCCGAAAGTGTAGAGTTTGAAAGTGAGCAAGAATATCGTGAAAAGCTGGAAACCCTGAAGGAGTCATACTTCTCCAGAACAACTACAGCTAAGGCAACACCTGAGACCCTCTCTGAGGGTGTAGACAGTACTCATGCTCCTACTACTAGCAGCATGGATGCATATCTCAGAACTCTGGGTGCCTTCAAAGGTAACTGAATTTAACATTAATTCAAACGTAAACAAATTAAGGTAAACGCAAATGTTCCAATCAGAGCATCTGCAGGAAAAGTGGAGTCCACTTCTCGACTATGAAGGTCTTGATCCAATCAAAGATTCACATAGAAGAGCAGTTACTGCTGTCCTGTTAGAGAACCAAGAAAAGTTTTTAAAAGAAGAGCAAGCCTTCTCCTCAGGTATGAACCTGATGGAAGGACCTCCTGCTGCATCTGCTGCTAATAGCGCAGGCACAGGTGGATTCAGTGGTAGTGCTACTGCTGCTGGTCCTGTAGCTGGTTTTGACCCTGTTCTGATCTCACTGATCAGACGTGCAATGCCTAACCTGGTTGCATATGACCTGGCTGGTGTACAACCAATGAATGGTCCTACTGGACTGATCTTCGCAATGAGATCCAGAAAGGATTCTCAATCTGGTACAGAAACCTTCTATGATGAAGTAGATACAGCATTCTCTGGACAGAATGTTGGATTGGGTCTTACTGCTGCCAACTCTGCTGCACAGCAGGCTGCTGGTATTGGTACAACTTCACAGAGTGGAACCAACCCATCTGTACTGAACCCTGTTGGTGGTGCTGGTGACAACACTGCCTATAACACAGGCACTGGCATGACCACTGGTGAGGCAGAAGCCCTTGGCACAGTAGATGCTGATGGTGCTTTCAACCAGATGGCATTCTCAATTGAGAAAGTCACTGTAACTGCTAAGTCAAGAGCCCTGAAGGCTGAGTACTCACTGGAGCTTGCTCAGGACCTCAGAGCTATCCATGGTCTGAATGCTGAAGCAGAACTTGCTAACATCCTCTCTACTGAGATCCTTGCTGAGATCAACAGAGAAGTCATCAGAACAATCTACAAGGTTGCTGAGCAAGGTGCTGTTTCTAACACTGCCACTGCTGGTCAGTTTGACCTGGACATTGACTCCAATGGTAGATGGTCTGTAGAGAAGTTCAAGGGTCTTCTGTTCCAAATTGAGAGAGATGCTAATGCAATCGCTCAAAGAACAAGAAGAGGAAAGGGTAACATGATCATGTGCTCTGCTGATGTTGCTTCAGCACTGACCATGGCTGGTATCCTGGACTATACCCCTGCCCTGAACTCCAACCTGAATGTTGATGACACTGGCAACACATTTGCTGGAACCATCAATGGTAAGTTCAGAGTCTACATTGACCCATATGCTGCTAACCTGACCTCTGCTAATGCTGCTTCTGCCTCTGGCAACCAGTATTATGTTGTTGGTTACAAAGGCACATCACCTTATGATGCAGGAATCTTCTACTGCCCATATGTACCCCTTCAGATGGTGCGTGCAGTTGGAGAGGACACCTTCCAGCCCAAGATTGGCTTCAAGACCAGATATGGTCTGGTTGCTAACCCATTTGCTGAAGGTACAACTCAAGGTCTGGGAAGACTTGCTGTTAATGCAAACCGCTACTACAGAAGAGTTGCTGTTAAGAACCTCATGTGATACAGGGTATATCCCATCACAAGACAGACCCCCATCAGGGGGTCTTTTTTTATGCATACAAATAAATAGTCAAAAAAGATATGACAAGTAGTAATCCTGGCACTACTAGACCAAGGCAAGAACCAAGTAGTGGCACACTGAAAAAGGCATTTATTAATCAAATAAAAGATAGGAACTTTCTTGCACCTACTGGATTTCAATTTAGTGTCACAAGATCACCAAAGGTAAGTTATTTTGGTAACATGATCAACATACCAG